TACTTCCCAATTTCATCTGGTCACAAGCGAGCAGAGAAGGACGTAACTCTATTTGAGAAGACAGCCCTTGCTGCTACAGCCCAGAAGTATTGGTCAGACAACGGTGTATCGGTAACCCTATCTTTTGACAAGGAAACCGAAAAGCAGCACATCACCTCCGTACTAAACATGTACGAAGGTCAACTAAAGGCTGTATCGTTCCTATCAATGGGCAAGGACGTTTATCCACAAATGCCTTACACCGAGATTACAGAAGAGGAATACGACTACTACATTGGTCGTCTTGCAAAGATTGATTTCTCTGCAATTTATGACGGTGTAGAAAATCTAGATGCTATGGGAGAAGCATACTGTACAACAGATGCCTGTGAAATCAAGATTCCAGACAAGAAGTAATTGGATGTTGAGATGCCCTGTCTTTAGTTAGGCAGGGCATTTTCTTATGTGGTAGAATAGTAGATATGGCTACCAAAACTAATCTTTATATGGACAAGATTCTTCTAGAGCATCCGATTGCTGCGTGGACTCTCGATGAAGATTTTTCCACAACTGGACCATTTACAGACCTAGATTCATTCTATACATTAGTTCCAGTAGTAATTCCAGCACAAACGACATCTAATGGTGGTGGCTACATGTCTTTCAACACAACAGGAAGCCATAACTTAGTTGTTGGAGATTTTGTAACGATTGCTGGAGTTACCCCTACAGCATATAATGGAAAGTACAAAGTTTACGCAACTTCTTCGGCAACAAATTTTACGGTTGCTGGTTCTACAACTGGAAACATTACCGTTGCTGGAACTGTAACCAAACACTACGCAGCCTACGAACTAACTGCATATAATAGTTCAAGACATCCAGGGTATGTGTGGACAACAAATCCATTAGTATCAAAAGTCCCAATGGTTTATGGTTCAGGGAAAGCACAGTATGGCTCTTTTATTCTTCCGTCATTCGGATTCCTGAGTTCAACTGGAAAGTATAATCAGTACACCCTTGAAACTTGGGTAAAGATTAAAAGAACTTCAGACACAAACAAAAGAAAACTAATTGGTTTATTTGATAATACAGCAAGCACAGATGATGGTAACGGTCTTTACTATAATGACACATCGTTTATACTTAAAATTGGAAATAAGAGCGACTCTGCCTATATTAAACAAACAAACAAACCACTTCTGATTCATATTGGGTATTCAGAAAGTTCTGCATCGCTTTATGTAAATGGAGAGCAGTTAATCAATCTAGTACTTGAAGAAACAGACTTTGCGTTATTGGCAACACCAACTAACGGTAAAGATTATATCTCTTTGCAATCAGCAACCTTTGACTGCCCTGCAATTTATCCATATCGTTTGTCAGCAACCCAGGCAAAGGTTCACTATGCTTACGGTCAGGCTGTAAGTGTTCCAGAAACAATTAATAAAAAGTATGGTGGAAAAACAGTATCTATCGACTTCCCCAGTGCAGGGTACGGACCAAGCCAAAACTATCCAACTAACGGTCAGTGGAAAAACGCTATCTCAGATAACTTAGAAATTGGAGACTACTCTATATCAAACAAAGAGTTTGACCTGCCAATATTTAATGTGTATGATACTGTCACAGAAGAAACTGGAACAATAGAGGATGTGGTTTCAGCACTTGGTTCAGGTGTTTGGAACATGAAGTCTGGAACATTGTCAAACTCAAACTCAAACATGCAATTTCCATCACTAAATTTATTTAATAATGGACTAAAGGCATTCTACACAAAATATCAAACCACATCAATATCAACCTCAGAAAAAACTATCTTTAAGATTATTCATAAAATTAATAAAAACTATCTAAAAATAACAATGCAGTTAAATGGCTCAGACATTGAGATTAAGTATAAGTTTAAATACAATAGTGCAACAGAAACGACCCTTTCTACTAAAACAAATGCTCACTATCTCAATTCCTCAAACTATTACTTTTTTGTTGGTATGGACATAGATAAATTTGCAACCAGTTATGACCTAAACATTAAAAACTTTTTCAACAACTTAGAAGAACTAACAATGTTTGCATTTGGAGATAACGACACATCCCTGGACACTACGCCATCAGTTCAAATTTATGGAATCAAATTTTTGACACAATTTGAATTAGACAAAAGAGGTGCATATTTAGTAGACGCTAACGGAAGATTCTTTTTCCCAGCAAACGCATTGACATCAACAACAATAGAAGCCTTGTCAGATTCATTTACAGCAAACTATGAAGTTAAGTACATCCAAAGCAAAAACACCTACAACACTTCTTATACATATAGTTCAACACCATCGGCGGAGAATTACTTTGCTGTTGGCTCTTCTGGTTATTGGAAAAACGACACACCACTAAAACATTTTGCTAAGTATGTAAAAGACGGTAGCGGAAACGATGTTTATACATTTAACAATATTCAGTTTAACATCGACTATGACTCGCCAATAGTCAATACAACAAGCACCAAGTACCTAGACTCAGCACTAGCAAATGTAAAGAGTTATGTAACTTTTGAACCAGTGGCTTCATCTTATAAAACAGATAGTTACTTTACTAATGGTATCGCTAAACTTAGCATTGATAGAGTTGTTAGACCAGATGCAAACTGGGCAACTACAAAATACGAAGTGGTAGATGGAACAATCATTTATCCACCATCTGGAGTAGATATTTCAACTCTAACAATAGTTAAACATGTAGACATTGCAGTTTCAGATACTACTAATAATGCAGTTAGCATAAAACATCTAGAACTTGCATCACAGGCGTTTTCTTTAAACACTACCACTCAAAATCCAGTCTATACAAAATATGGAGCAAAAATAATTCCATATACATACAATACTTCAACAAGCACTTATGATTACTCTGGACTTTCAAATGCTAGAAACCCATACATTATTGAAAAGAAAACAAGTCCACACTTAAGTTTAGATAGACTTTCTGGAATCAGGCTAGTTGGTTTTGACGTAACACCAGCAAACACTGTTCGTGGGCTAAGGATTCCAATTAACGAAAAACTAAATGCTACATCTAAACTAAATGCTATTCAGATGTTTGTTTATTATGATGCAACAATAGACCCAACACAATCAAACCGTGAAGCATTTCAATTTAGCACAAAAGAAATTTTTAACATAGTTGCTTCAGATAAAACCTTAACTGGAACACTGACTAATACTGGTACTTATGCAGAAACGGCAACACTATCTACCTCAAGCACAATTTCGGCGGTAAATCAAGACATCCAATATTACATTAATGGAGAACTAGCAGCAACACCAACCCTAAAAACTAATGAGTGGTCAGTTCTTACCATAGTTTTTACAAAGCCAATATCCTTCGATAACTTTGCTGGAAGTTTTAATATTACTGGTCCACTTGCTATGGATAACATAACATTTTATGGTGTTTCCGCTAATGAGTTCTTGGGTAATCTGGTTGATGGTTTGTGGTACAACGTTTTAAACCAACCAATTAGCGGAGAATACACATGGAATTCTTGGACAGGCGTTACCTGGAACGACTTGTTGACCGTATATCAAGCATCAAACTATCCAATCAGTCCAGAAAACATGTACGGTCTTTATACTGGAACTAACATTCTTTATCCTGGTCAATATGACCAAACAAAAAGAACTTTGGTTAAGGATGTTCAATATAAATTCTATGGTGGTTACAAAACTGCCAAATATACATATTCATAGCAGTAATGTGGTATACTGTTGTTATGAATATTGACACTACAAAAGACTTTGGGCAGGTTATGCCTAATCAGATTGGTAAAACAAGAGTATCAATCGTTGAAGAACCATTTTCCAACTATGGAATCTATGTATGGCAGTTGCGTTCTGGCAAAGTTTTGACAGACGACCACGGTAATGCACTAAGCATCGACTCAATGAAGGACGATGAATCAAGAATTGCCCTACTTCGCAACGAGGCAAGATGGCTTGGATTCCCAGATGGTCAGCCTTTATTTTATGCAAACGTTCGCAAGGTATCTGACGAAGAGTATAGCGAGCAAATTGACCGTATGCAACAGGGATACATTCCTTCAGAAACAGACCTTGGTGCTTTGATTGCAGCCAAGAAGACACAACTAGAATTTGGGAATGAAGAGTAATGAGTTACTATGAGTATGCAAACACACCTGCTCGCCTAGACGAGGTTCCAGAAGAAGTAAATCTCTTCAAGGACCTAGACCCATTCACCAAGTCATGGGACGACATCAAGTCATTCAATGGCATGAACACAAACTTCAAGCGTAGAAGCACTAGAATGGCTAAGGCTCTTGGAGACGATGCATACCTAGAATCTGCTGGAGCAATCCAGATGGGTGCAGGTGGAGCACGTTCAAATGCTATTAATCCAGGTGTAGTATTCCGTAACGCATACGCATTGTTTGACGTTATCACACCACCATACAACCTATACGAACTTGCCACATACTACGACACCTCGTTTGCTAACCACGCTGCTATTGATGCAAAGGTTGAGAACACTGTTGGTCTTGGCTATGACTTTGCAGTATCTGATAAAACAGGTCTTAAACTTGAGGCTGCATCAGCAGAGCAGATGGCTCGTGCTCGCAAGCGCATCGAACGACTAAAAGTTCAACTCCGTGATTGGCTTGAAGGTCTTAATCAGGACGAATCATTCTCTTCTGTAATGGAAAAGGTTTACACAGACGTTCACGCTATGGGTAACGGATACATTGAGGTTGGCAGAACAACCACTGGAGAAATTGGATACATTGGTCACATTCCTGCTGCCACCATGCGTGTACGCAGACTCCGTGACGGATACGTTCAGATTATTGCTAACAAGGTTGTTTACTTCCGTAACTTTGGGGCAAAGAATGTAAACTACATTACCGAAGACCCACGACCAAACGAGATTATCCACATTAAAGAATACTCTCCACTAAATACTTTCTACGGTGTTCCAGATGTTATGGCTGCTATGCCATCGCTTCTTGGAGATGCCTTGGCTTCACAGTACAACATTGATTACTTTAATAACAAGGCTGTGCCACGTTACATCGTAACTCTAAAGGGTGCTCAACTTACACCAGAGGCAGAAGACAAACTGTTCCGCTTCTTGCAGACAGGTCTTAAGGGACAGTCGCACCGAACTCTATACATTCCGCTTCCAGGCGACACAGATGGCAACAAGGTTGAGTTTGACATGAAGCCAATTGAGAATGGAATCCAGGAAGGCTCGTTCTCCCAGTATCGCAAGCAGGTTCGTGACGACATTCTTGTTGCCCACCAAGTACCGCTTTCAAAACTTGGCGGTAGCGATGCATCTCAGATTGCAGCATCACTATCACAAGACCGCACATTCAAAGAACAGGTTACTCGTCCAGCACAACGTAACCTTGAGAAGATTCTTAACAAGATTATCCGTGAGAAGACAGATGTTCTAGAACTTAAGTTCAACGAACTAACCCTCACCGACGAACTTGCTCAGTCACAGATTATCACCAACTACGTCAAGAACCAGATTATGGCTCCCAACGAGGCTCGTGATATCCTAAACCTTGCAGAACGTCCAGACGGAGATGCAATGGTTCAGCCAACAGCACGACAGGCTGCAGACTCCAACGCAAACAACGCACAAGACAGAACTCGTGATGGAGAACGCCAACAGGCACAAGCAGACAACACCGCAACTGCTGCTGGAAGAAATCCTAAAGGGGAAGGACGACGCTCTCAGTAAAACTGTGTTATAATAACAATTATATAACAGTTCAGTAAAAGGGGGCTATAATTAGTCTATGAGTATTCAAAAAGCACACTTCGATATTGAAGGAAACAATGTTCGCATCTCAATGCCACTTACCAAAGTGGACGCAGAACGTCGAATTGTTTCTGGCTTTGCTACCCTAGACAACCTTGACCGTCAGAATGACATTGTTACTCCAGAGGCTTCTCTAGAAGCGTTCTCTAAGTTCCGTGGCAACATTCGTGAAATGCACCAGCCAAAGGCTGTTGGCAAGATGGTCGCTTTCAAGGAAGACAAGTATTTTGACCCAGAAGAAAAGAAGTTCTATCAGGGCATTTATGTATCAGCATACGTTTCTAAGGGTGCTCAGGATGCATGGGAAAAGGTTCTAGATGGAACATACACAGGATTCTCTATTGGCGGTAAAATGAACAAGTGGGACGATGCTTACGACGAAAAGATGGATGCAAGTATCCGTATCATTAAAGACTACACCCTAGTTGAGTTGTCACTTGTTGACAGCCCTGCAAACCAGTTTGCCAACATCCTATCTGTTGAAAAGGTAAACGGCGTTGACACCATTACTGGCGAGGGTACAGAAGCAGTTCTAGAAAACGTATTCTGGGACAAAGAATCAGGATTGGTAACAATCTCAGAAGAAGAAACAGCAACTAGCCCAGTGACTGGTGCAAGTATGCAGAACATAGGTTTTGTTGAGAAGTCAGATGCTGACAAACTTGACATGATAAAGTTCTTAGTTGATAGTGCTAAAGGCATTAATACTTCTAAGACTATTAAAAAGGAGAATGATAACATGACTGAAAACGAAAACGTTGAATCAGTAGATGTCGCTCCAGAGGCAGAAGTTGTTGACGCTCCTGCTACAGAAGAAGTTGTTGAAGAGGCTCCAGTAGCCGAGCCAGCACATGTAGAAGAAGTTGTAGAAGATGTTCCTGGTTCAGAGGAAGAAATTGCCAAGGCAGTTTCAGAACTAGGCTCAACAGTTGCAACAGCCTTTAGCGACATTACAGCAATCATCAAGTCACTAGCAGATGCAAACGCATCACTAGTTGCTGACGTTGCTGAACTAAAAAAGTCTCTCGGACACGTTACTACCGTAGTAACTGAAACTGAGACAAATCTTGGAAAGCGTATTGACGCAGTAGAAGCAGACACCGCTTTCCGTAAGTCTGGTGACCTCGGTGAGGTCATTCAGGAACCAGTACTGGTGGAAAAATCAGTATGGGGCGGAAGTTTCCTCACAACATCCGATTTACTAAAATAATTCACTAGGAGGTGAAAAATAAAATGTCAGAAGAAATTATCAAAAATATGCCTTCAGGTGCGTCTCCAGTTTCTGGATACCCTAACGCTGAAGGTGCTTTCGGTACAGCAGATAGCGTTTCGTCTGGAACTGGTTCGTTCTCAGAAAACGGAACTTTCCTAGGTAACAGTCCAACCGCTAACTTTGGTGTAACCACTGGTGCAAACGGTGTTAACCCATCGTCTACTTCCAACAACAACTACCCAGGTACTGGTATCCTACGCCCTGAACAGGCACGTCGTTTCATCGACTATGTTTGGGACGCTACCACACTTGCACAGGATGGACGTAGAGTAACAATGAGAGCAAACACAATGGAACTTGAGAAGATTAACGTGGGAGACCGTGTTATTCGTGCTGCAAGCCAGGGTGTCTCAACTTACACCAACACTGGTGCTACCTTCTCTAAGGTAGAACTAACAACCAAGAAGATTCGTCTAGACTGGGAAGTTTCTGCAGAGTCACTTGAAGATAACATCGAAGGTGCTGCTCTAGAGGACCACCTAGTTCGTCTAATGACTAATGCTTTCGGTAACGACATCGAAGACCTAGCCATTAACGGTGACGGTTCGACAGGTTCGTTCCTAAGCATTATGAACGGATTTATCAACTTGGAGAAGACCAGCCCTAACACAGGTGCAGGTTCGAACCTTGGAAGTGCACACGAAGTAATTAACACTGCTCTTGTTGGTTCAAACGCAGCGTTTACAGACTGGACTACTGAAAGACTACAAGCACTAATCTTGGCTATGCCTCGCAGATACCGTGCCATCACAAATGGACTAAAGTTCTATGCTGGTACAGACACATTTGCTAACATCGTTAAGAACAACGCTACTGTCTACTCAACCATTGGTTCTACCGAAAACACTCGTAATGAGTTCATCGGTGGTGCAAACCAGACCTTTGGTGGAGCACGTCAGACTCGTGTACTAGGTGTACCTGTTCTTGAAGTTCCTTACTACCCTGCAGGATTCGTTGACCTAACGTTCCCACAGAACCGTATTTGGGGCTTCCAGAGAGATATCACTGTGAACCGTTTCTATGTACCAAAGAAGGACACTGTAGAATACACAGTATTCGTTCGCTTTGGAATTGCATGGGAAGAACTGGATGCAGTTGCATTCGCAGACACCACTACAGACTAGTCTGTAAAAGTGTCACCCTTTGATTGGGGGTAGGGATTAATTTCTCTACCCCCTTTCTACATTTATCTGGTATAATTAAAATAAATCTAAGGAGGATTTATCATGGCTGAAGTAAAAAAGACACCTACCACAAAGCCTGTTGTTGAAGAAGCAGTTGTAGAAACACCTGTAGAAACAGTAGCAGATGCAGTTGAGGAAAAGGTTATTGTAACACCAGAACCTGTAAAGGACGCACCTACATTGGGATTCAATAAGGATGGCGTAATTGGTTCAACAACTACAGATGCTGGAAAAGCAAAGGTAGAAAAGAAAGAAGTTGTAGAGTCAACAACCACAAAGGTTGCACTATTCTCAACACGCAACGTATATGCAGATGGATTTGGAAAGATTAATGTTGGCTACAACATTGTTCCAAAGAAGTATGTAGACTTCTGGACAGCACAGCGAGGCATTCGTCTATGCACCCCAGAAGAAGTAGCGGAGGCATTTGCCTAAATGGAAGTCTTGAGGGTTCCACCATATCCTATTACAACTAAATGGACTGTACCTGCAGCAAATACTGCATACTCTGTTTATGTTGAGGATTTGGTGGACCACTCGTTTGAAACTTCTACAATCACATCTGATTCAAATAAGCAGGTCTCATATGTTATTCCACGTTCAAAGGTTCAGTTTGACCGTGACTTTCTGCTTAAAATCACAGACTCAACTGGCGAGGTAGTTGTAGAAGACAACCTTAGCATCTATAGACCATATGTAGACCCAAACACTTTGGCAACTACAACAGCAGAAATCGCTGAATATAAGAAATGGGAAATCATTGCTAGGTCTCTTATGGATAGTTATCTAAATAGCACAGCAGATTTCTACAATCACAAACTTGTTATTGTTAAGGAAGGTCAGGGCGGCGACTACTTCCCAATCTGGCACAACGTAAACAAGGTCCTAAAGGTATACGAGAACAATGTTCTTGTTTATAATGGCGAAGACGTTGCACTGACTATCGCTAACCAGACCCCAACAATTTCTTCAGGAACAGTAACCCTGACAACCAGCACAGCACACGGCTTTGAGGTCGGTGATGTTGTAAGAATTGCCACAGTTGCCCCAAGTGGTTATCGGGGGCTATTCTCGGTAACAGCAGTTCCTTCAACAACAACTTTCAGTTTTGCAAACTCAACTACTGGAAACATCACAACTCCAGGAACCGTAACAAGAGTTTGGGAATACGAATACAAGACATTGCTAGATGGCTCTGCCATTGCTAGAGTAGAAGCAAATGGGACATACAATAGAAGTCAGTCTACTCCACTAAGGCTTCCACCGTCCTCTGGTGACCTAGGAGGATACCCTGGTGGTGCTTTAGTAGCATTCCCAGAAGGATACGATTACACATTTATTCTAGATGCTGGACACAAGACAGTTCCACCAGACATTGAGAGGGCAGCAACAATCTTGGTAGAAGAGTTGAAGTGCGGAAGCAATGACTACTATACACGCTTTGTAACCCAGTACAGCACTGACCAATTTGACATTAAGTTTGCACCACAATTCTTGGAGGGAACTGGCAACATGCTCGTTGATAAGATTCTTAGCAACTACAAGGGCAGTAACTTCAAGCCAGCAATACTATAATGATATGCGAAACTACCGACTTTGCCTACCCACTACTTGCGGATATTTACTATCCAATCGTTGAAACTGGAGCATACGGAAACCTTAAAAAGCAGTGGGTCTTAGACAAGACAATTGCATGTTTCTTTAATGTTGGCGGTAGCAAGTTTAAGCAAGACGTTGGAACAGAAGCCAACATCAACATTGATAGTGCCATTATCGGCAGAGTCAGAAACAACCCAACAGTATCAAGCACTGAATCTCTATACTCTATTACAAACATTGTTGTTACCAACATTCGTGGTAAAGATGGTCAATTGATTTATAGTGAAAGTGCAGGACCACGTTCTGGCGATGCCACACTATTTGAAATTGCTACTATCAATCCAATCGTTGGTCCATTTGGAAAAGTGGAATACTACAAGATTATCCTTAGACGCTCAGAGAATCAGGCTGTTGACCTATGAGTTTAAATGTACAGTTAGACACTAAGAGTTTGGTTAATAGTTTAAATAACTTAACACAATACTCTATTGGTTTTTTAAATGGTGTGGAGGCAGCCTCTCCAGTAATCATGGATAATCTTGGTAAAGAAATTATAGAAACACTAAAAGACTTTATCGATACAAACGCAAGGGTAAGTCCAGAAACCCTACACCACGTCTATGAATGGTATCAGACTGGTTCACCAGAGGCAAGGCTATTTGACATTGATTACATTGTTACTGGAAAGAATGGTCTTTCATTTAACTACACATTCTCACAGTCTTCATCTTACTCAAAAAATTCTACGGTCCAATTTTACGATAAAGCAGAGGTTATGGAAAGAGGAGTTCCAGTTACCATCAGACCAAAAAATGCTTCGGTATTATCATTCAATGTTGACGGAGAACAGGTATTTACAAAGAAGCCAATCGTGGTTGAAAATCCAGGAGGTTCAAATGTTGAAGGTGGCTTTGAAAGAACAATTAAAACATTTTTTGACAGTTACTTTACACAGGCATTTTTAATGACAAGCGGAGTTTTAGAGCATCTAAACAACCCAAGAGCATACAGGGACAACATTCTTGCAGGTTCAAGACAAGGAAAAGCACTAGGCTTTAAAGTTGGCTACCAGTGGGCAACGAAAGGTGGTAGAATAGACTAATGAGCAGAACATCTATTCTTAATACACCAGTCTTATGGGTTAACGCCTACCTACAGGAAAAACTTGAAGGTCTTGGATTTGAGACAGTCCCATTTTTCCCAACTACGCCATCAACCATTAACGACGTTACCGAGTTCTTCCCAGCAGGTGGGGTAATGTGTACATACGACCGACTTATGCGTATGCGTAAAAGCCCATTCCCACACATTAAGTGTGAGCAATTGCTTTACTATTTTTATGCCACTGCTGAAAACTCAATCATTAACATGATTAAAATCACTGAAAAGGTTAATAGACTTATGGACCGTGAAGACGAGACAGCAGAAGAACTCAATGCTTGGTGCAAGCAAAAAGGGTCAATTGTTGTCGAAGGGGAAACTATTGAGCCAAACTTCAACTTCTTTGGTTTTAAGGTATTTATGCTACAAGAAACCAGAGATATAGTCAACTTTGGTACAGCCAGGACCTACGGCGGTAACAAGATTATCATTTACTATGACTATACAATGATAGAACAAGACTAATAATAAAAGCATGGTATACTAATACAGAGGAAACACCGCACCACAAAATTCATAAATGAAAGATGGTGAAAAAATATGGCTTATACAAGAGGCTCAAATGCTAACATTATCGTTGGTGCTGCTGCTCTTTTCGTAACAAAGGACTCTGCAACGCTGACTTCAGCGACAGTTCCTAACTTCATTGATGGAGAATCTTACAAAGAGACACTAGCCCTTCGTGAAACTACAAACTTCCGTAACGTTGGTTATACCAATAACGGTCTAGAAATCGCATTCGCTCCAGACTTTGGTGAGGTAATGGTAGACCAACTACTAGACACCGCTAAAATCTTCAAGCAGGGAATGAAAGTTACTCTAAAGACTACTCTTGCCGAAGCAACCTTGGAGAACCTTCTCCTA